ACTGATGCTTCTGTTATTGTACTAGGAATATTACCATCAGAAGAATCAAAACCAATTCCACCAAGAATATCATTTTCACTTGTACTACTATCAGTTCTTGTTAAAAGTATTCCATCATCACCATCAGCCATAGATAAAGCAAGATGTAATTTATTAGATGGTGCAGTAGTTCCTAATCCGAAATTTCCTGACGTATCGAATCTAGCAACCTCTCCACTACCGAAAGTTCCATTGTTCACTCCGAATCTAACTATCTTGTTTCCTGCACCGCCTTGTAGCATCAATGAGTCACCGACATAGCCAATCATCGCTCTTTGGTCTGCAAACGTCATCTGAGTCTCCACATTGCCTTCTCCGAACTTGGCTATCAGACCTGATGAGTGTTCGACATGGAGTGGTGCATCAGGACTCGCAGTGCCTATTCCAACATTACCCGCTTCAAAAGAGACATCCCCATCGCTTTGCAGATGTACCTGCTTGTCGTATGCTGATGCTCCATTTGTAGTTTTGAAGTTGGTAGCACCGAAAGCGTCATGCAAAATCTCAAGGTAGTTTGTTGTTCCCAAATTAGAGAACATCTTGATGCCTACACCGGGCGAACCACTACCTCCGTTGTTTTCCAACAATAGAACATTGTCCAAAGAAGTAGTAGTGGTTCTGACGTGAAGTGGCGTTGAGGGACTCGTAGTGCCTATTCCGACACTACCTGTTTCTGCTATTAATGCGTAATTATTATCTGTACCGCTTGCGTTTATATGTATTCCTGTAGCGGTAGATGTTCCGTTTGCTTCTCCTGTAACATTTATGTTTATTCCTTTACCCGAAACTGTACCTACGTTTGCGTGAGCCCCACTTACATCGTACTCTAAATCCATATCTATTTTTAGACCTTCTAATGACCTATTTTGTCCACTTGCTACTATACCGGATTGATATACAACTATTCTTCCACCTATTACTAAACCATCGTTTGTTCCTGTTGCCGTCTGTTCGACATAAAGACCTAAACTAGGGTCTGCCGCAGTTTCCGTAGCCCAAAATTTTGTAGCACTTACTCTTCCGAGAGAAGGGTTATAATTAAAAGTACCATCCATTTCTAAATCTTGTACTCCCGTAGAAGTTGCCGCACCTGCCACAAAAGTAATTAAATTTGATTCTGATGTACTTTCGTTATCTGTTACTGTAACCTTTGTAGCAGTTGCTGCATTACCTGTAGTTGAACCGGAACTACCGCTAACATTTCCTGTTACATCTCCTGTAAGCGAACCTACGAATCCACCACTTGAATAGAGTGCTTTGTTTACTGCTAACCTACTGTCTGCGTGAACCCATGTCAAAGTAGGTATAGTACCGGAAGACCAAGCACCAAAGGTTAAACCTGCCCCATCAGTAGCGGCAGAAGTAGTAGCCGCTTTACCTACTGTAATATTTAAATCTTCAACATCAAGTGTAGCGGTATTAACAGTAGTAGTATCACCACTAACAGTTAAATCTCCTGTTACTATAAGGTCATTACCAATAGTAACTACATCGTCTGAATCACCAATTTGTACTGCGTTACTACCAAACCCACCTGCTAGTCTTGTTTTTAGATTCGCAACAGAAACATCTACGTCTGTATTAGTATCTGTAGAGGATATTGTAATAGTAGAAGCATCAGTTCTTGCTACACTTGTAGCACCACTACCTACAAACTTTACATCATCTGTACTTGTATCGCTTCCTGTCAAACGTAGTTTTATGCCACTTGAATCTACTACGCTAGTAGTATAAGTAGTACCTGTACCACCACTTGTCGACCATTCAAGGCCATTTGCACTAGAATTAACTGCAAGAACTTTTCCTGCTGTTCCTAGTGCTAAAGTACCTAATGCACCACGATTAGCACCGTATAATAATGCATTTACAGGAACGGTGTTTAATCCTGTACCACCACTACTTACATTTAATCTGTGTTGTGTACCTGTAGTTCTATAAACACCTGTTGCTTTTTGTGAGAAGTTCCAATCACCATCTAAAGTAACTGCCTTTGTAGTATGAATTTCTGCACTGTTGTCACTCCCATAAATCGGCCCATATAATCTACCACCTGCTTTAATATGTAAATGCTCACAAGATAATACGGTATTATCTTCTAATTCAACGTAATAACTATCATTTACAGGAGTACCTATAATTACATCAGCAAAAGTAGCATTAAAGTTTTTTAGAACTCCGTATGTAGCACTACCCGTTACAGGAAATTTTATCCCTGCTGATATAGGTATTAACTCAAAAGTAGCAAGACCCATATTAAATGTAGCACAAGTTAGTGTTAAAGAGCCTGTAATTTTTATGTGTTTATTTTTGTCACTAAAATTATATGTTCTAGGAGAAACAGTAAATGAATCATCTACGTCTAAATTTAACATAGATACAAATGGATATTTATTAGTTTTAGATATATCACCTAAACTTTCAAAACTTAAAGTTGCAGTATTACTATCCGCATCAAAATCCATATTAGGATATACACCATTTTGTAATGTTAGTGTGGTACTTGCCGGTGGCTCAAACAAAAATTCTAAATTTTTCCTAGACGAACCATCAAAAAACATACCACCTACATCATCAGTATCTAGGCTAGAATCTTCCGAACTATCTATTTGTATGTATAAATCGGCGGCAGGGCTATTATCGGTAGTATATAGTGGTACTCCTGTAAATTTTATTGTTGTATTTAAACCCGCTAAAATAGTACTTCCTTTTTTTATTCTTAGCCCTCTTAAAGTTAAAGTACCACCTTCTGTTTGAGTAACAGTAACGTCATCTGCGTGATTTGAAGATACCCCACTAACACCCGAAAGTGCATTATCAGTTCTTCCTGTCCAAGCAAAGTCATCTGATGCTATTGTACCTGTACCACTATTACTAAAATATGGCCCAAAAGTAAGGTTTAGTGAACTAGCACCACTGTTTATAGAGCCATCTAAAGTAGTTACTCCTTGCTCTATTCTCAAAATTCTTACTAAATCAGCATGATATTCAATCGTAAGACTTCTCCAATTACTCTTTGCAGTACCCGCAACAATTGAACAATAATTAGTAATGCCGGAAGTAGCGTAATTCATTACTACGTCTGTATCTCCATTAGTTAAACCTAAAAAAATATCATCGTCTATAACTGTAGAACCACCACTTGTAGTTACCCAATTATTTTTATTATCGGGGTCATTTTCACTACCGCTTTGTCCACCTTTCCAATATGCCGTAACCATCTAACCACCTTAATCATTGGTGATATTTAACGAACCACTCAATTGTGAACCTGTTGTTCCACCTACTCTAGTTTTGGTAGCCTTAATCTTAAATGCACTACCTGCTCTCTCTTGTATATCCATTAATGCCTGTTGAGCATTCTTTTCAAAGGACTTCATTTGTGTAGAATATCTTATATCATTTTCTCCACGTTGTTTTTCGGGAACTATACCCGCTACTGTGTCTATCAATACACGTAGACAATCTACGCATACTAGGAATTTAATTGCTGATTCTTTTAGAGCATCGGTAGGTGCGTTATCAGCAGTAACCCCAAAATATTCTGCTTTGCGAGCCTTTTTGTTAACTTCTGCGGTACGCATAGTAATGTATTCTGTGATTGTTCCTTCGTTCAAACCTCTAGGTCTGTTGAGCAAATCTCTAATTTGACTTGTCGTTACTGCCATGTTGCCACCTACTATCGTAATCCGATGGTACATCTACAACAATAGCGTCTTTTGAAGGTTTGGTTGTTCTATCCAATACTAATACAATTTTAGATTTTATCATTTCAGAAGCCATTTCACTATTAGGAAGCCAATACATTTTTGTTTTATCTTCTAATAGTACAACAGGATTATTTTGATGTCTTGCGTTTGGTTTTCTAAGAAGCCTAACTAGGAATCCATCGCCACTTTTCCAATGTTTTAATCTGTGTTCCATGTCTGCTATCTTTGCAGAAGCAGGTACTTCTATCTGTGCTTTCTTTAAATCCTTAACTAAGGATGCTTTGGAAGGTTTTGGCATACTTCTCACTCTTTCTTTGCTTTCTTCTTAGAAGCCGCTTTCTTCTTAGGTGCGGCTTTCTTTTTAGCAGGTTCAACAAGTTTCATAACTTGTCTTTTACCAACCATTGATACTTCCCATAATCCGGCTTCGTCTTCAAATGTCTCCACTTAAATCACCTTAAAGATGGTAGTAACCCGAAACGTAAACAATTAAAGCAGGTAAATCACCTGCGGCGGCAGTAACCTTAACTCCAAGAGTACCACCTGCGGCTATCTCCATTTGGTCGTCAGCGATTTCAGATGCTCTTACGATGTCGTTGTCTCCGGCAGTTCCAACAATCATATCACCTGTAATTGTTGTACTAGCATTTAGAATTTCTACTTTGTTACCATTATCTCCACCATCAGCCTTTAGGATTGCGTGAGCATCCATAACTGTAAACTTTCTATCCATAGTTAGACTTGTAGTAGCAGTAGAACCACCTGCGGTATCTACTCTTAGCATTACAGGTATGAATCCGAAGTCTTCTCCGTCATCCATAGCCCTAACAAGGCGACCATCCATTACTGCTTGTAATTTTCTGTTCTGAGGCATCTATTTTACCCCCCTTAAGCCCTTACGCCTGTAATTTTACAAATTCTGTTAGACAATCCGTCACCAGCAGTATATCCGCTATCTTGATGTTCGTGAATAACTGAACCGAAGTAAGAAGTTAATAACCAATCATATCCGATACCCGGAAGACGAGTTAATTCTGTCTCCATGAATCCCGGTCCGTTGTATTGGAAGAACTCAGCAGTTTCAGCACCCGGAATCATTAATATTGCATCATTTCCTAATGCACTGCTTGAACCGTAATCTCTACTGTAGTAAACTGACAAGTTTGCTATTCTACCCATGTGGGATTGAAGAGACTCTACTACGTTACCAAACAATTGTGTGTTTAGCATAGCACTTCTCTTGTCAGCAGGAAGGATAAGAGCCAAAGACTCATCACCGGAAACTCTAGCGTTAGCGAAGATTTTATCCATAGCGGCCAAAAGGTCGCCTTCTTCATCTGCACCTGCACTACCGAATGTTGCAGTAGCGGCTTGAGTTTGTCTTGCTCCACCAATTAGTTTTGCTAATAGGTGATTATCAATTGTATCTGCTCTAGCACGAATTATTCCTAATTGTTGCCTGTCTATGTTTTCCCATGATTCTCCACGTAGTCTTACGGAGTCCAAGAAAGTAACTCTACCTTGACCTTTTTGTAGTTTAACACTGTAGGAAGCAGTTCCTATGTTTGTTGGGTCAACTATTGCATTATCATCTAATGGGTAAGAGAAACTACCGTTAACTCCTGTGTACCATTTGAAATCCATCCAAGGAACGGAGCGAACTCCGACAACCTTTGTTCCTACTGCTATAGTAAGGGATTGTAGTTGGATGAAATCTCTTAGAGTTTGCTCTAAAACCGCATCGCCTGTACTAAATGGACCTTCGCCCGCTTCTACTTTTAATATTTCTTCTAATGTATCATTCGCCATTCTTAATCATCTCCTCAAACGTGTCCTACCCCACAACATAGTACGGGAATTAAAGTTTCTCCATCGGTGCTAGTTGATGTAACACCTGTTCCTAAGTAAATACCTAGTTGTTGACCGGAAGCATCTGCACTATCAAGAGCAAGTCCACCTGCTCCACAATAAACACCAAGACCTGTAGTCCAAGTTTGGCTTGCTTTAGCACGAACATATAATACTCCTGATAATGGGAATATTGAAACTGATGCGTCAGCAGTAGTTAAAAGAACTCCATCTGCATCTTTTTCTGATGCTCCTGCTGAAATACCCATAGGTATTACATTTCCACCGGGGTGAAGGTACAAACGGTTGTTTGAACCGTCATTTGTCATAATATATCCTGCACCGCTTACTGCACTGCTTGCTTTTAAATTTCCGTCTATTGCATCACTCATGTTTGGCATTTTAGTTCATCTCCTTTATTTCATTGTATAGAGGTGCTTTCATATCTGATTCGTCACCCGCTAATGTTCCGTTCCATGCTTTAGCCCAAGCGTTCCATGCTCGGCCATAAAGGTCTTCATCAGTTTCTACTAATTTACCGTTTAGGTAGTTTGCTACTACTGATGTTGATTTTGATTCTGATGCTATGACAGGTTCTTCTGATGCAACCTCTTCAACAGGCTTCATCTCTACAGGTGTTTCTACCGGATGAGATGCTTCCCATGATGCTATCAATGTTTCTAATGTTTCTGCCTTAAGGTCATCGTGACCGGACATTCCCATTTCTGATGCCTTCATAACTAAGGACATTCTTGCTTCTTCTATTCTTGCTTCTTCTGCGGCTTCAAATTCTGTTACTCTACTGTTAGCCATTACCAAGTCTGCTTTTAGAGCCTCGATTTCTGCTTCATAGTCTACTGTTGCTTCTGCTTCTGTCATTGTAATTCCTCTCGGTTCTTGCTCTTTGTCAGATACAGAATGACTTATAATAGTTGCTTCTATTTCTTTGACTTCTACTCTTTTTACATCATCAATAGTTGCTCTAGGGTATGCAGGTCGGTGTACGATAGCCAAATGGTCGAATGTAAAATCTTCTCCGAAGACAATACCATCATCTGTTGCAGAAATAGGAACTCCTGAACCACCAATACTTACACCATAGTCTTCTCTTGACCACATACCTGCTTCTAATGGACTAAACAGTTCGCTTCTTACAACGTGTGCTTTGTAGTGAACTTCCCATTTGCCACTTTCTAATTCTACTACAGTTGCTTCTGTAATATATCCTACATTTGCTTCATCTACTCCACCATCCATGTTTCTTTGGAAACCTGCACCATGAGGATTTGGTTGTGGGTGATTTAATGTTAAGTCTGAACCTTTCATTTGTTCCACAACTTTGTAAGCACCTTCTTTAGTTAGTTCCCAATTATTTTTATTCATACCTTCGTGGAAAGCAACTCCACTAATTTCTATAATTGTTTTACCTGTAGATGCTTCTACTATAGCAGACATTTCATTTATCTCTACATCTAATGTAACTGCTACTTTTCTGCATTCTCCGTCTATTAATTCTTCTCCTATACCACAAACACAATCTTCGTTAGCATATCTCTTTTTCATATACATACCTGCCTCTTCTTCCTCTTCTTTGTAGCCTTCTACCTTAAACTCATGTCCTTCATGAGCCTTCATACATTCTTCTTCTGAATATCCTGCGGCTTGGCAACGTGACATATACTCATCGTGAGTCTCATCAGATTTTGGTGTAGGTTCTGCCGCTTCTTTAGTTACATTCATACATTCTCCATGTTCAGCACATTCCGCTTGTGTCGTACAGGAAGAACATACATCGTAATCTGCTTCTGCTTTTTTCTTAATAGGAATACAATTAGGAACTTTGCGACCATTCTTCATTTTCATACCGTATTGTTCATAGCCGTCTGTGCATGGGTCATCAGCGTCTTTTGCTTCTACATCTTCTTCGCATCCACAACCACAAGGACTTGATGCCTCTACAGGAGAGGAACTTCTCCATTGTCTACAAGACCAATATCTTGCTTTCCATTTTGGGCCGGGCGTATCACAACGATGACGGCTTCTAAATGATTTTCTTCTAGCAGGGTCATCTCTCTTGATTTCCATATTAGGGTCGCCAAACCTTACAAGAACTACATTACCTTTTTCATTCTTAGTATATACTCCAAACTTTTTATTTGCACCTTTTGTTCTAAATGGTTTATTGAGTGTTACTTTACGACCTTTATATTCTGCGGCTATTGCGTTTTGAGTTTCATCTACTACATGCTCATTCCAATTTTCGTAAGCAACTACTTCTCCACTACAACCGCAACCACACGACATGAAGTGCAAAGCAAAACGGTGTTTAATAAAATTATCTTTTACTCCACAATATTGAAGAATCAGATAGTATGTAAAGAAATACATGAGCGGAGATGAGGAACAGAACATTATCCAAGAGTTAAACGCCCGTTTTTCGGAATTGCGTACTCTTATGATTACTATAGGTTCAGTAATTGCCATGCTAATAGCGGGTTTAAACGAAGTAGGATTTATTAATTTTGCAGTAGATACTGTTGTTGATTTGGTGGAGGACGACCCCGACCTAAACCCCTATATTGGAGATTGTGAGGAAAATTGGGGTTTGGTGGTAGACCATTTTGTTATTGAGAATGATGTTCTTTTCCACGTTCACATAATGGATTTGATGTGGTGTAATAATATACACACGGTAGCATACAATATTAGTTTAGACGGTAAAGAAGAGTTAGGGACAAGTCCCGAATTTCGGAATCAGCATCAGTTTGTAGTTACTATAGAGGATTTATCAGAAGGTACACATAGGGCTTATATCCAAGTATCTAACGGCTCAATAGATTTATTTAAGATGCTTCATATTGACTTTGAGTATGATGAGGTTGAGATGGAAGATGCTATTTACGGTTGCACTAACTCTACGGCACTAAACTATAACGAATCAGCAACCCACGATGACGGTACTTGTGAATATCCACAAGAAGAGGAAGAGATAACTGAAAACTGCTACGCATACATCTATGATGCTATTTCCTATTGGGCAGATAACAACACTTCTATTTACAACGAGTTTGACGTTGATTTCTCCTGTCAAGCAAATATCACTTTCACTATGAATATAGAGTTGCTTGATTCCTTCAACAACACACTAGGGCAAGAAGTAGAGGATAACTTTAGTATCTACCACCAAGAATGGGATTTCCAATACTTAGATTTCTACAATACAAGTAGTGAATACGATGCTCACGCGGTAAATTTTAATCTGTTTTACGATGGGGAGTTAGCCGATAGTTTATGGTATAGGATAGAAGCATAATAGATGATTTAATAAAATTATTTTTTATTCCACCATATTATAATAGAATCATATATAATAATAGGAAAATAAACTATTAGTAACGCAAATAACCCTAAACAAAGGCTAAAGTAATCTCTATACGTTAAGATTGTAACCACTCCCAAAATTGCCAAAGTATTGCTAATAAAGAAGCAAGGCTGATTAAAAGCATACGAACATTACTTACAAGGCTATCTAAGTCCTCCACACAACTATCAAGTTCTTGGATAGTGTTTTCTTCTTCATCGTTCCCACTGTTCACACATATACATGGTCGGAGTGTCTTAGAAATATTACTTTCCTCTACGCGTTTTACCGTCATCTTCGTCAAAATCTGCGTATTCAAGAGCCTTATCGCCTATTTTAGCAGTTGTGTTAAACTCATCCATAGCCAATTCGTGCTTTTGTTTTAATGCTTCCATATTTAATTCGTGCTTAATTCTGTGTTCTTCTAACATTCTTACATGAGACTTTTCTGCTTCTGTAGCATTAACTTCTGCTTGTAGTTCTTCCGGCAAGATGTTAATTTTGGCACTTTCTTTACCCTTAAATAAATCTAATACGTTTGTAATAATCAAAAGTGCTGGCCCACCAAGTAGACCTATAACTGTCAATTGTGAATCCGTTATGTCTCTTTCCTCTACTATACTAAAGTAAGATGCAGTAGCGGCTATAATAACCCAAGCCAATACTACGCCTAACCCAAACACCAACATTAACTTATCATTAGGCCCACTAGACTGTGACATGATTCTTAAAGGAAGGGGCTGATTTATCAATATATTTATTCAGCATCCATTATATCGGTTGCCCCCGGTTGCGAGTTTTCTCTAGGTGTTTCTCCTATTTGTGCCGGTTTTGATAAATCTAATCGTTTATCTCCTTCTGTACCTACTAATGGAAGGTTAAGCATCTCCAATCCTTGATTTAGAGTTATAAGTCCGTTTGTGTAACCCATAGTAACTCGCTGCATTGTGTTTAATGGAGTCTCGGTGTCCATTGTGTCAAATTCTATTTGGGGTAAATCTTGCATTGTATGTGGGATATCTAACAGGGATAAATGCAAACTAAATAATTTGTTACAAGAATCGTGTAGTATTCGGTGCATACGACTAATCGCTTGAACTGCCCACATATTAGCATTGAATGTTGCGGCAAACGTAGAACCCTTTTCTTGACCGGATGCTACTCTTGGTACTTGCAGAACTGCGGCTATGTCGCCATTTACTGCATCTAGGAAATCAGAACTGTTCGGTAGAGCGTTTTCAAGATTAACGTGGTGTAACTCAACATAGTGAGGTAAAACAGGAATTTGGTCGCCACGCAATCCTTCAAACAGACCAATTACTTCATTCATAATGTGATTTAGTCTCTCGCTTTGTTCTGCGGGGTCTGTGATGTGGTCTATTGCGTCTTTACTAATAGTAATGTATTGTTTAGTCATAGCATCTTCAAGACTAATTCTGTTATTCATTGTATTGTACTTCATTCGTATTGGTTGCTTTAGTGACGTAAATCTTGACGCACCCCATATACCATATGTAGTTCTACCTTTGTTATCTACAAACCAATTGCTTCTTGCATCTATTTTAATATGTAGAATTTCATTAGCGTTGAATTTTTTAACACCCATTTTCATTTCACGCAAAATATAATATAACGGATTAGTTATCGGGTTGTCTTGGTCAGCGTTAAAGATACTACCTAACTCGCCTCTCTCATCTACTATAGTAATCTGTTTGACGGGTAAACTTTGTAAGTCAGTTATACCTACACCCTGCTTTCCGACAATCTTGTTGATGTCATTTCCGTAAACCATAAGACCACGCATAGCATTAATTAAGAAATCATCAAAATCTAGCGTTTCTTCTACTAAACTTTTTATGGCATTTCTAATTGACGCATTTTTACCTTTGGTGTAATTTACTTCATAGTTGTTACCTGTTAGTGAAACTGCTCTAACTGCACCATTTAGTTCGGGGTCTAACTTTAACATATTATCGAATAAGTCAAACTCACTATCATACTTACTGTCTGAACGTAATTTTTCTGTATCTCTAACTAAATCGGGTATGCCCGCTACAGAATTAAACTTCTGATTTGTAGGTAATCTTGTTGCTTTTTCTTCTTTGGCTACTGCGTTTCTTCTGAACGGCCACCATGCTCTACGCTCACTCATATATTCACCACATTTCTAATGTTTTTTAAACAATTCGGTTAATTTATTATTTTTTTTCAATTATTTACAAAAATAATTAAATGTTGTACTGCAAGCAAGTCGGTAATTTATTTTATTTCTTCAATAACATATTTCTTAAGGGGGGTTTTAGAAAAATATCTTTGAAGAATAAAAAGAATTAAGAAAATAAGCGTACTGCGTTCCATTAATTCTTTCTAGGCTAGTATTTTTAACATAAAATAATTACCTTTATTACCTATAAGGCAGTGGCTAGGTACATGGGAAGTGCAAGGGTCAAGGAAACATGGGCAAAACTTGAACAATATATTCAACAACATAATTTTAAATCCGATATGGATTTTGCTAGATTTTTAGTTGAGCATGAAAAAGATTCTACTAGAGGCGTAGAGGCTTGGAGAGGCGTAGTACAAAGATGGAGATACGCTAACCCACATATACATTATAATACATGGAGTAAAGATACATCAGATACCAAACAAGTAACTCACTATTATGATGAGAAAGAAGATAAGTATGTATTTCACATAAATAAAGAAATGACTGTTGTAAGCGGCGATACTCATAGGGCTATGAAAAGAGCATATAGTAGTACAGGTGGTGCTTTAACATTAGAACAAATGGCACAAAAATTTAAGATGTCCCCTAGTTTTATTGGGGCATATGTAAAAACAAATTCTTGGAATCACGGTATGGATTCTTTTACTGACGAAGAAATTAGAAAACATACAGAAGAAGAGTTAGTAGCAGATGCTATTAGAATTAAACGCCAAAGCATAGAAGAAAAGGTACATAGAAAATATTGGGCTGATATGCGTAAAACCGCAGAAAAACTCATACATATAGAATTACATTGGGCTAATGAATTTAAAGAGATTATTTCCAAAGAAAATCTAGCACCTAAAACAGTTAAGCATACTAAAATGGCTAAAGTTAATCCATATGCCGTTGTTTTATCTCCTACAGATTTACATTATGGTAAAGGTTCTTGGATTGATGAAACAGGCGAGTCTTATACATTAGAAGAAGCACGTTTTAGACTCCTTGACCGAACTGAAAATTTAATCAGTAGATTAGCAGGTAGACCCGAAAAAATTATTATTGCTACAGGTAGCGATTGGTTTCACGTAGATAACGAACAAGGTACGACTACCGCAGGTACACCTCAAGATATGGCGGCTTCTCCCGCACAAATTCTTGTAGATGGTTGTAAATTAGCAAGAGAGCATATAGATATGTTACGAACAGTAGCACCTATAGAAGTAGTATTTATGCGTGGTAATCACGATAGACATAGTTCCCTAGCACTTATGTTATACCTAGATGCGGCATATGAAAATGCAAAAGACGTTACAATTACTGTTAGCCCTAAATTACGACAATATGTTAAATGGGGTAACAATCTTCTTGGTTTTACACACGGAGATGGTGTAAGAGGTAATGACCTTCCCGCTATTATGGCAACAGAAGAAAGAGAATGTTGGGGTAAACATGAACATCACGTTTGGTTTCATGGGCATTTACATCACCAACGTTTATTAGAAACTAGCGGTGTAACAATAATACAGTTACCTAGTCTAGCAGGTCATGATAGATACCATTATCGTAAAGGGTTTGTATTGGCTAGAGCAGGTATATCTGCTCATTTAATAGATAAAGAGTTAGGTTTAGTAGGTAATTTGTTTGCTCCGGTGGTATAATGAACATTAATTTTGCTATGGAGCGTTCAAGAAGTGACGTTTCTTACTTTTATCGGTGGCTAGGTTATACTTGGGGTAAACATATCGGCGAATGGATGGATATGTATGGTGAGCGTGGAGATGTTCAAGTTCATCGTGTTTGTGTTATTGCTCCGCGTGACCATAGTAAATCAACTACTTTACGTGTTAAATTACTACATTGTGCTTTGTTTGAAAAGTGGCGAGGCAAAGCATTTTCCTGTTGGTTATTTTCGGCAAGTAAAGACCTAGCAGTTCGCAGATTAGAAGAAATAAGAGAAGACTTAAAGCGACACCCGCAGTTGAGCAGGTATTTGGACACACGTAGGGGAAATAAACTTGAATTACGATTTACTAATGGGGCTTGGATTCGTGCGACATCGGTTGGTAGTGCTATTCGTGGAGAACACCCCGCTTGTATTGCTTTTGATGACGTATTAGATGACAGTGGCGACAATAATTCTTTTGCTAATACTGCTCAATGGTTTAGAAAGAAAGTTACTCCTATGTTGTCGCCCGGAACTTCTATTTATTGTGTAGGTACACCTATGTCAATGACAGACTTATATCATACAGAAATGCTAGAAAACAAAGCATGGAAAAGTGGTGTTTGGTCTGCCGTGTTAAATTGGGATGAATACAAAGAAGACCCTGAAAATATTAAGCCTATTGAGTTATGGCCGGAGTTTAGGCCGATTGATTTCTTGTTAGAGCAAAAAGAGGCTATGGGCGAATTGTCATTTGTTCAAGAGTATTTGTGTAAAGTTATTGACGATGAGGCTAGTGTATTCCCTAGACATTTGACTAGAAAGAATTTAGACCTTAATGTTGTGTTTGAGGCAGAAAAAAATCACAATGAAGTTTATTGTATAGGTTTTGACCCTGCACATGGGTTAGGAAAGGATTTTAGTGTTATGGTGTGCTTAAGACAAGATAGTGAGGGTTTTATACATCTTGTAAATATTTGGAGGAGAAATGACTTTCCACCGGATAAACAAGCAGATATGTTGATAGAATGGAATAAGAGATATGGCTCGCCTATGTTTGCGATAGAAGCAGTAGGGTTTCAGCAAATGTATGAGAGTTTAATCAATCAGAAAGGTGCAATACTAGATTATCGTGAAAGTAAAGTAAGTAATAGAACTCTCAAGCAAGGTTTGTTAAATCGTCTTCGTGTGTGGTTTGAGCGTGAATTGATTATCATGCCATACGGTAGTGATGCTACTAGACGTACTATTAACTTATTATTACAAGAATTAGAGACACATGCTTGGCGAGAAGGCATTATAGTAGATTTAGGTAAACATAATGACTTAGTAATGGCTCTTGCTCATGCGGTAGACCAATTTCAACATAAATCAATAGGTGTACCTGTTCTTATGAAAACTGCTAGGCAGGGCGAATGGAGTGGTGGTAAAGCAGGTATTCAAAGGGGTTCTACAGGTAGTTTAGGCGGAAGAGTAATTAATAGGAGAGGGTGATATGATGGGCGGTGGTTATGCTAGTAGAAAAGGCCCAAAAAGCCGAAAGAGCATTATTAAAAACTCTTTGATAAAATTATTTGAGAGTGATTATTTTAATGAGTGGCGTACAAGTGCTGAAATCGCCGATGAAGTCACGAAAAATCTGAGTAAACATTGGGGTGGTGTATCATCCCATGTAATCGGCAGTATTATGGTACGACATTTAGAAGAATACAAGATTGTTCGCAAGTATAAATATGGTGCAAGTGGGGCAGTACGCTATATCAAAGAAGAAGCATATCTTAAGTTTATAAAGCATTCTCAAAAAATTTGAAAAAAATTTTGAGAGGTGGTAGCCATGATACGATGTGCATTATTTTGAATTTTTGGCACTTTGCCCTTTACGCCCGTTTAAAGGGGTGTTATGAGAACGCAAAGGGGTTTGGTAGGCTCACATGTCTCCGACTATGTAAAGTGCCGAGAATGAGCCTTTATTTAGGCCAATATTGTCAATTACTCAAATTTCGTAGTAAGTACATTTTTGATATGATGATTATCGAATTTATTGAATCTTGATATTCTGATTAAATCTAAATCTTCATTATCTTTGATTTCAAATAAATCTTTGAATCTTACATCTTGATATTCAAAATTAAATTCGTAATTTAACATGATGAATTTTTTATTTTCAAGATTACTACATTCAACAATTCCGGCAGTATTTCCTGAACCTAAATCTCGGTACAATTCGATGTACCCATCCACATCAAAATCTAGGCCATCAATTTCAATAATCATACCTTCAAGATTCATTGAATCACCTTCTTTCTAAAACATGAATCACATAGGACTTTATTTGATTGAATATCGTATGAATAAACGGTGTCAGATTGACAGATTAAACACTTAGGTGATAATCTAGCATATGAGAAATTTAAGGCTCTCAAATGACGCATATATTCAGGTTTATCATGAGGGATAATATTGAATGAATATTCGGATATATCGAAGGCTTCAATCATCTTATTTTTATTCAATAATTTTCGTGCTTTTCTTTGTGCTAATTTTGCATTCTTTTTCATATTGATTTGTGATTGAGTCAAATGATGATTTTGCTGACCTTTTGTAAATGCTAAAGGACATTCACGGCGATGATTTGCCGAATACCTAGAACCATTCTTACCAACCTGTTTTGAAGTACGACAGCCACAAGGGCGTAGAACGGGTTTTCTTCCCATTCTAAAACGCCCCTGAATTATTCTGAATTTTGGTTATTTGATTAACTTGGTTGACTAGATTTTCCATTTTATTATTAGGGATAAAAGGATTAACTTTCTCTTGTCTTTTTCCATTCATAACGAATACCCAAACTGAAACCCAATCATTGTATGAATCTACATCAGGATTCATAGGGTAAAGTACCTTGACAAATGAACCGGATATTTGTTGAGTTCTTCCGTTGATTTTTAGAGCATGACGGCCACCAATTTTTTGTTTGTGAATCATACTAACTTTTGGGAATCTTAGACCATCTTGAGTTTCGTTATTTTTACCTTCCATGATGAATAATCCGTTAGGCTTCATAACTAGACATGGTGTGAATTTTGCATTCACATTTGAGCCGCCAAATCTCCATGTTGGTTTAGATGCTAAACCTCCACAATTTGGGCATCTGTCTTGACCTAATTTGGCGAATGATGCATCTTTCGTAATTGGGTTGATACATGCTGGTTTTTTGTCCATTCCTTTGATGAATTTAGTGTTTCTATTGCATATATTTCGAGTAACACTTGAAACCATTCCTCTTTTCGCTTTTCGTGGTCTTTTGACTGTTATACACTGATTTGAATCACTGTAAATTGAATCAATCCATACTCTTGAATCAATGTTATTTGTGGACATATCTTGAATTTGTCCGTTTGCTAATACATTTGATTTTTGGCCTAAAACATCGGATAGAATACCCATTTCGCCCCAATATGCTAATTTTTGAATATCTAACATTGGGAAAGTTGAAACCTTTCTTTTTCTTCTATCTAAAGCCGGTCTGAATCTCAAAACTTGTGTTTTATCCATTTCGTTGATTGCTTGAATACCGTTGAATAATTGGCTTTTATTGGCTGAAAGTGGTATTTTGAAACCATATGTTCGTAGTTTTCTGATGATTGATTTTAGTTGTTTTTTGTTTAGATTATTGTAATCTAAATCTTCAAGCATGTTGTGGAATTTCATAACCGTTGGGTTTGGTGTACTAATTCCTTCATCAACCATAAACCCTAAATCGCCTATTTCTAGGCTTAAAGGGGCGTTTTCGGGCAGTTCTATAATGTCGCGTTGTAACTCCATGAGACTAGGAGGTAGGCTATTGAATATAAAGTTAGTTTTTTTGCTATATATTGATATAGGGATTTTATACCCGTTTTTTAGCGTTTTTTCGGGGTTTTTTGGTTTTTTATTTTCTAGTCGTAAATGTCGTTTTTTAGCGTTTTTTGAGGGTTTTTGAAATTTTCATTTTTTTGATGAAATCTTCGTTTTTTGGCTTTAAATCGGTTGGTCTTTTTTTTTCGGTGTATTTTTTACACCTGCGTTTTTAGTATCAAAAAGTTACAAATGTGTAATTTCTAAAACTGCGTTTTTTTGCTAATTTTAAAAGTTACAAATGTGTAACTTCTAAATTTAAGTGTATTTTTTACACCGAAAACAAAAGTTACAAATATTTACTCTCAGATATTGAAAATTTACACCACATAAAAACGTTATACTGCTCTACAATATACCACTAAAAACCACTTTTCTAAAATATTATTTGTAACTTTTTTTCGATTTTCGACATCTTCACACACCTAAACAAAAATTTGATTTTTTTTGTTACAAATGCCACGCAGTACAACGTTTTTATTTGTAACTTTTTTTTCAGTTTTGGTAATTTTTTGATTTTTTTTAATTTTTTTAAATCTGATTTTTTAAAATTTTAGTTGTAACTTTTTTAAATCACGTTCACTAGAAAAAATGTCAAATCAAAAAAAAATACTCAAATCGAAAAGCAATACTAAAAATGACGTACCCCATATAAAAAAAAATAAAAGTTACAAATTTGTAACTTCTTATCTACTGTAAAAAAAACACTAGGTTTAAAAAAAATACTTGAAAAAGTTACAAATAAAAATGTAACACTGAAAAAAATCTGTAACTATTTTAACTGCATTTTTAAAATGGGTAGTAAAATTCCCTATGAAATCCAACAAGTTACAAATATGTAACTATGTCCTAAAAAACAAAAAAAAAGTCAAGTTTAAAAAAAAAGTTACAAATAATAGAACTCAAAAAAAAAGTTACAAATAAAAAAAAGTTACAAATAAAAAAAATGCGTGACATTATCATTAACGGACTAGGTTTTTCAGAAAAAAAATAAACTTCAAAAAAATAAAAAGTTACAAATATTTAAGTATGAAAAATATCATGCCAAAAAAAATACCACAATTAATACCACAATTCTATGAGAATCAAAAAGTTACAAATAAAGACACCACAAAAAAATACCACAATTCAAAAAATATTATATATCAAAAAGTTACAAATAAATAAAACGAGTAATAAATACCTTTAAATAGTAGAACTTTCTATGCTGATTTGAGGACACAAATATGAAAAGAATAAAAAATAAAGTAATAAGTAGAAAGAAAAAAGATGCTCTAAGATTAAAAGCATTAGATGATAATTTTGATTGGGGTTTCTAAATGAGCCAACAATTAATGAATTTATGTATGATGTTAAAATCTGATAATATAGAAATAGAAAATAGAAAAAAAATGAAGGTGAAATAAATGATTTGGAAACATTGGATGGTATTGGAAATAGTTGAAATTGAAAACTACGGTGAAAGAATTCAAAAAATGAATGAATTTATTGAATTTATGGAAATGGAAATGGAAGTGAAAAAATGAAAAAAGAATATATTTTTACATTACAAGGTAAATTAACAGAAAAACAAAAGGAATTAATTTTCGATAAATTATATAAAATTGCGGTGAAATATAATTTAGGATT